GGAGCGCCGGTCCGCCACGCGCATGAGTACAAGCTGCCCGCTCGACAACGCTGTTTCGTAGTGATGCAGCGCGTCGTAAATTTCGCCGGTAATGTCCAGCACCTCTTGCTGGCCGCGATGGTTTGACCAGATCGTCAGGAACACCTGGTGCTCGCCCGCGTTGACGCCAACGCTGTCCAGCTCGCCCACCTCCTGCGCGGAGATCGTCACGAACGGGAAGCCCGCGCCCTGCGGCGTGTGGTCATGGACCGGAACGCTGAGCTGATCATTGAGCCGCGCGAAGATCGCGTCGTGCAGCGCCCGCTCGCTCACAGCTTCTGCACCCTGTCGAGCGCCTCATCAACGCGCCTGTCGATGCGCCGGCGCAGTTGCTTGCGATACTTGGACAGGGCCGGGCGCATGAACGGCCGCTCCGGCATCGGCGCGATGCTGATCTGCCGGCCGCGCTTGTCGGTGCCGGTAAACCCTTTGGTTCCGAACTCCACGAATGGCGCGTAATCCACGTCATTAAAAACCTCGCCATACATTCTTTGTTTTGTTGGCTTGTCCATCTGCAAACCACCTGCCAATCGTCCTTCATTTGTTATTTGTTGCAATCGCATTGTGGCGTCCCGGTGAATATCGGTGATCATCCCGTTGATGATTTTGTATACATCATCCCGCCGTTCATCCAACTCACGTTCGATCCCGGCCTTCAATGCAACTTGATTTTTCTTTGGCAATTTAAACTTGATCATCTCGCGTCGTCATAATTTCCAAAAACCGATCCGCTTCGTCCATATTTAAGACCGACTGGATCCGATAATTGTCCCCATTGTACACAATCCTCATGGATGTGTCTATGGCTTCCGTATTTGAACTGTAACGCACGATCATCTTGTATGCGACAAAGGATATGGATGCGTTGTTTATTTGGCCTTCAGTCGCTTTTGTCGGCGTTATATCGGCAAATACAGTCGCCACATCTTGATAGGCCTGAACAAATCCACCCGCGCCATCCGAACTGCGCGTGAAACGTTGAATCGTAATTTTTTCGTTCATCCGCCCCGTGTATGGCTTCTTTGTGATCATATGACATAACGCTTGTATTTGTTTAGAATGTTGCGCGAACTATCCGGCAACTCGGCCACAATTGTTCCGCTCAATATATCTTGACGATCCTCGTAATGGCTCAACGCGACCTTCAACATCGCGATCTTTATTTGGCTTGGGATGTCGGCCAACCCATATCCGGCCGTCACATCGACCTCTAATTGCTGATAACTGAATGACTGATACAAATTCAATGTTTTGAAATCTTGACCGGTAACGAAAAAATCGTTTGCCGTCAACACCTCTTCATCTCCTTGTTGCTTTCTGCGCACTTCATCAACGGAAATGTGTGGCCCATATGGCAATGGGATTTCGACCCCGTACCCCTGATATTCAAAAGTGTATGTTTTTTGTTTGAGCGTTTGATACAAATAACGCTCCGTCATATCGACCGCGCCATCGATTAACGTTTGCAACAATGCGTCGTCATCATCATAATCAATCCGACCCCATTGTTTTAACTCGGCAACGCTTATGACGTCCCCGGCTTCAACGGTATTGACCGTCTTTGTAAACCCCGTTGTTTCCCCTTCGCTCCGTGTTGATAGTGTATTATCGAACATATAAGAAAATGGGGATCGCCCTGCGACGACCCCCAATTAATCAATTATGATTATGATGCTCCATCTGTTAATGCATCACTAAAATCGCCAAATACAAATGCATTCGGACGATAAACCGGCATCGCAATTCTTTCACTTGCAACGACCGTTACAACACCCTTGACGGCATTGTCCTGATCCTGCTCGTAAAAACGGATGCTCGATTGTTGACGATCAAACAATTGAACGCCCATGTTGAAATCACCAACAAGGAATTTGTCCGTTGTCAATGCCGTGTTGGCAATAACTGGAACCCCTGCGATTGTTGGAACTTCCGCGCCGAAACGATAGATGTCCGGTAATAGGTACTCACCTTCGGCATCCTTGATCAACAACATATTGTAATAGTCGTCCGGATGTAACATGATTGCTGATGCCATGTACTCATCTTGACGTACCTGCTGAATCGCTTTTGTTAGGATGTCAAAACGATTCACGTTTGAATCTGCAAGATCATCCGTGTATTGTGTTGACGCTTCCGTGATTCCTTCAAATGATGGCGAATCGTTACCCAACAACAAGAACGTGTCCTCGGCGGATCTTAGCTTCGCGGGAAGCCTTGTTGATAAGTAACTGGTTATGCCTTCCACATCATCCAAAAGTTCTTGTGAGACACGGACATGCGATGCGACTGTGCGAACCGGTGCATCCTCAACGGATAATGTGAACTCCGTTGTACCTGCTGATGCTGATTCGGCTTTCATGTCCGATCCATCGGTATATGCTGATTCCTTGATGTAACGAACAACGTCGCTTGATGTCGTGCCTTGCGGTAAGAACTCGCGAACGTGCGCCGGACGTGTTGGATCAAACACGATGCCCGGTTGATAATCCGGTGCAACAACGCGGTTTGAAAGTACAGTACCTTCGGCGAAATTGTTTGCGCCATCAACGATCGCTTTTGTGCTGAACATTGGCACTTGGAACTCGATGCCTTTGTGTGTGCGAACTTGTTGTGCAAACCCTTCCGTGTTTTTGATTTGCTCGACAAACGATCCGATCCAATTCTTTTCGGACTTTTCACCGCTTTTGCGGTTCATGCCCGTTTCGACTGAATCCAATTGCGTTTGCATCTTTGTAACATCTTCGGACAATTCCTCGAATTGCTCGACCATGCCTTGGATTTCATTCTTTTTGAATGTATCCAATTCGTTGTTTAGGTTGTCCTTTTGGGCTTTTGTCGCGCTTTCGATTTTCTCATCGATCGAATTCCCGAACTCATCCAATTTGGCAACCAATGTATCTTGTATTGACATTGTTTATACCTTGAAATTTAGATTATTGATAATTGCTTTGTCTATTGCGTCCAACACTTTGTTCGGCTCATCAACTTCCAAAGTGTCTTTCGACGGCTCCGGCGTGTCAATAAGTGAATCGATGATGTATTGTTGCAATTGCTTTAACTGGATTTCCAACAAATGAAATGTGTCATCCGTGAACGTGCCGTTGCGCACGGCTTTCGTTAATTGTTCGACGCGCTCGACCGCTTGTTTTGGCGTCATGCTTTTGAACCCGGTGAACGGCGTGTCCTCATTGGCCCCGAATGTAACTGTGGATCCTTCATACAATCGAACCTCATATATGTAATTTGCCCCGTCCTTTGGCTCCGACTTCACCGTGTTGAATCCGATGGAATGCTCATTGATCACCCCGGCTTCATACAGCTTCAATACATCCTCACCATATGATGTTCCGACGATCTTGGATTCGAAATACAACCCTTCGTCATCCTCGCGTAATACCTCTGGTTTGCCCAATGGCTTTCGCATATCGTGTTGATACAAATGCATGATTCGCGGTTTCGATGAATTCGGGCCATTTTCCATGATGGATTTTGCGAACGCCCCCTTCACGATGATGTCTTGATCCGCGTCCATGTTGTCAAATTTGCTGAAATACCCCGTTACAACGCCCGTTTTGCGATCTAAATCTTTGATGACCGCGTCGGTGCTTTTGTACTGGATGCCGTACCGGCTCATCTTGGGATCGTCGTTTGGATCCATTGCGTCTTGTTCCATCCTTTCCTCTTCTAACTCGACGTTCCGTTCATGCGATGAACATGCCATGAAATACGTTTCGCCATCCAACTCATGTGTATGTGTCCCGGTGCATCCTAAAAACTCGGCATACTCTTCGGCTTCCTCGACCGTCCGGAAATATGATAATTGCGGTTCCTTTGTTTCGCTTTTCTTTGAACTCATTGGATGACCTTTTGGTAATAAATCTGTGTCGTGTTTGCCACTTCTAAATTTGCCGTTTCTCAACGCATACAAAAAACTGTTAACCCGGCTCATGGCCCATTGTTGCGCTGATGATACGTTATCACGTACGCTCGATGGCGACGTGCGATATGCGCCTATCCCTCGATCGTAACACTTCTTTAACGTTCCCGCCGTCGTGCGCTTCGATGCAACGTCCCCGACGTCATCGTTATGCTCTTTGGCCTTTTCGCGTAATGTGTCCATGACTGCCATACACCAAAAATACCAACATCCATCATCATTCTGAAATGGCTATCAATCGCCGTCATCGGATGGCAATTCACCCTCAACAACGACCTCTTCGGATTGTATGTATCCTTCACGGCATCGACAATTCACCGAGTTTCTTGCCGACCCATCCCCGGGGAACTGGACATTCTCACCGCCGACATAATACGGCTCATCCAACGGTACCTTTTGCCCGTCGGCTTGGCCATGGGCTGATCGACGTCGCATATCCGGAACGCTGATCCATTCTTTGTGATACGGGATTCCGGTTTGCTCGACACCTCGTTGTTGTGAAT